GAATAGCTTTAGGCGTTATTGGTGTTTGTATAGTGGAGTATATGATATGAAACCTGAATATAAACCTATTGTATCTGGAAAAATTCTTAAAGCATATGAAAGATACTCACATAATAAAGTAGCTCTCATGGTTACTCAAATCGAATCTGCTGAAGAATGGAATGATGGCGTTATGCGAGTTATTATGAACTCAGGCCTATCTCATTATATCTATGGTGAAATCTCAGATGTATTTAAAGATCTAAAGAAATGATTAAATTATTCCACTTCGACGTATCTGAAAGATCTTCTGTTGATAACCGAGTTCGTGCTTTTGCTAAAGCTACAGCTCTTGATCTCGGATTAGTTACTAAAGAAGAAATTAAAACTAAACAAAAAATAAATGGAACTCACTGGGTTCCGTTAGGTTCTTTCAAAAATAAGAAAGATGCTTATGACTATATTCAAGTTCTTCGTGATGAACAGAAAGCGAGTAAAGTATGACTAGAAAACACTTCAAAGCTTTAGCGCAATTTGCAGGATCTAATAATTTAGATGATGATCTAATTGTAGAACTTGCTAATGTATGTAAAAGTTTTAATGGAAATTTCGATCGCAATAAATTCTATGAAGCAGTTCTTGCTCAAAGAACTCAATTAGATCGAGAAAAGTTACGGTGATTATAGTGTAATGGTTAGCACGACAGTCTGTGATTCTGTTAGTTTGAGTTCGAATCTCAATAGTCACCCCAGTTTGCAATGGGAGTTAAGGCCTCCTAGTCGGTAGCGACGAAATTAAATAACCACGCGACCCCTCTTGACAGGTTCCTTGAGCTCACTCGGCCTGGTGAGATTGCAAAAATAAGCCTAGAGTATCACTCTCAGAATATACTCTAGGCTTTTTTAAAATTTTTTAGAACCCCACATCCGACACTAGTCACTTGCGGCGGACAGCTCAGCAATTTTACGTTGCAGATCTTCTTCCGACATTTCAGAAGCATCCAACGACAAACTCGTTTGATCAATACGTTGCAACTTTGGTTGCTCATATTCAGCCAAAGCTATTGCTAAACGTTCAATTGATTCTTGATCTTCAACTTGTATAGCCTTAGCTAGCTGTACTTTCAAGATCTCAACAGCTGTAGGCATTTCAGTTATAACTTCATCTCTAATTTTTTTAAACTCGGAGGCTGATAGTTTCATAGCTTCTCGGAGTGCTTTGTTTTGACGGCGCTTCTCTGCGCCACGTGCTTGCATCTCTCGAGCAGTATCAGAATCTATAACTGGTCTTAGCTGTGCAAGTGAATTTGGGTGCTTACCGCAATTTTCATAACCCATAATAACCTCCTTAATATCTTTTAGGAGACATTTAAGAGAGGCTTCGCCTCTTTCTATAACTATTTTTATAAACCCACATCCGGAGTATGCGGTCATGAAAATACATATAACAAATCCATTACTTATTAAAGTAAACCCAATTGCTAAAACACTTGAAGATCCTAAATATCGTCCTCAAGTTGTTAAAAGCAAAAAGAAATATAATCGTAAAAAAGAAAGGAAAGACAAATGGCAAAAGTAACAGCCTCAACTATATTACATGAAGCCGCTGAGCTTAAAGAAAAGAAGCAAGCTGATTATCAAGGTGACATGTGGACTGAAGAAGATTACTTTCCATACGGCAATAAGTCGTATATGCATATGATTCATACTAAATATTTACGTATGAGAAGTCTTGCAGAAAATGAAGACAAAGAAATTAACTTTGAATCATTAGAAGATACGCTAGTAGATATGGCAGTTTATTGTGCAATGTTTGCTGCATATTTAGAAAATAAAAAGTTAGATAAACCTGTAATGAGGTCAGGATAATGAGAGCAATACTTATAAATCCTATCGATGAAACTATTAAAGAAGTATTCTATGAAGGAAATAAGCAGTACTCAAGATTACATTGGATCCAAGATACTATAAATTGTGATACAATTGATGGTGTACGTTTAGATGAATGGGGTCAATATATGTATGTTGATGATAACGGAATGCTTTCAAATATGAATTACTTCTTTAGATATACTGACAATAATTATTTTGTTGAACCTATATTATTAGCAGGTAAAGGTTTAGTTGTAGGAACCAATGAAGAAGGTGATGATATAGAACCTGAATTAACTATTGGTGATTTAAGATCTAGAATACAATTTCTAGGTAGAAAGGCATTACATTAATGAGCAGATATGAAAGTAAATATTTGCGTATAGCAGATGAAATACTAATGAATGGTGAATTCAGGGAAACTAGAAATGGTTGGGTAAAATCTTTATTTACTCAAACATTACATTTCGATATGAGTGATGATAGATTTCCTGTAATTACTACACGTAAAATGAATATTAACAGTGTACTTGGTGAGTATGCAGCAATTATTAGAGGACCTAAAAATATAAAAGATTTTCAGAAATGGGGGTGTAATTATTGGAATGAGTTCGGAGATCCTGATACTGGCGAGCTACGCATTGATTACGGTAATAGTTGGGTTGATTATAATGGTGTTAATCAAATCGAAAGATTAATACAAAATATTAAAGAAAATCCTCATAGCCGAAGACTAATAGTAGATGCATGGAATCCTGAAAATATACCTACATCTAGCTTACCATGCTGTCATTTTATGTACCAATTCTATGTACAAGATGAAGGCTATGAATCCTATTTAGATCTAACAATGTATCAAAGATCTGGTGACTGGATGATTGGTGTTCCTAGTGATATGATATTTGCAGCAACTTTCTTAGCAAATATAGCAAGTATTACTAACTTAAAACCAAGAAGAATTAATTTAATTGTAGGTGACTGTCATATTTATGAAGAACATTTTGATAAAGTAACTGAACAAATGAGTAGAGCTATAACAGCACCGCCATTGTATAGTTTGCTACGTCAATTTAAATTTACAGATTTTGAACCTACAGATTTAAATATATTAGACTATAAGCATAAGGAGTTTATAAAATATGACCTTAAAAAGTGAATGGCTATCAGATATAAATGATATGCACTACAAGTTTGGTGCAACAGAGTGGGTAGAAGATATGTACCGCTCAAAGAATTATAAAATACTAAATGATTTCTTAGCATTTAGATTAGACTTCTTAGAAGAAGAGTTTGAAGAAACTCAAGCCGCTTTCCTAAATAAAGATCACAAAGAAGTAGTTGATGGTTTAATTGATCTTATTGTTATTGCAATAGGTACATTAGATTTATTTAAATGTAATGCCGATGTAGCATGGGATAAAATACATCATTCTAATATGGCTAAAGAACCTGGAGCAAATAAATCCAGGAAGAATCCATTTGGTTTACCAGATATGGTTAAACCTGAAGGATGGAAAAGCCCTAATATAACTAAAGAAGATTGCGGTATACTCTTTGATATATTTGAATCAGAAAAAGAAAGACTTCAAATGTTAAGAGAAAAGCGTGATCTTAATAATGAACTTAAAAATAATGTAGCTAACGCTCAATATGAATAAGGAGTATATATGAGTAAAGATGATTTACAAGAAACTAATGTTGCACCAGATGGTGGAATTACGCTTCATCAAATTAGAACTATGGTTGTAGGTGATGAAGATAAATTAAAACTATTAAATATATTTGATAATTTAATAGCTGAAAATAATAAACTTAAAGCTGAGCTGGAGGCTGGCAGAAAGGAATAGATATGAGACTGGTTTTTGATATAGAAACCGATGGTCTTGATGCAACTAAAATCTGGTGTCTAGTCATAAAAGATATAGACACTGGGCGCATCATGAAATACGCAGACACTACAGATATTGAAAGAAAATATAATGGCAATATTAAAATGGGTCTATCATTATTACAACACGCAAAATTATTAATAGCACATAACGGAATAGGATTTGATGCATTAATAATAAAGAAACTTTATGATATTGATTTGTATGATGGAGATAGATTCTTCGATACATGGATAGCATCTCAAGTATTAAATTATAGACGACCACATAAACATGGGTTAGCTGGATGGGGTGAGCATCTTAAATATCATAAAGGAGATTATGATGATTGGTCACAATTCTCTGAGAAAATGATGGAGTATTGTGTAAGAGATGTTAATTTAAATGCTGCAATCTATAATCAACTTACAATCGAACTTAATGTTATGGCTAAACGTAATCCTAAAATCCGCAAAGGTTTAAGAAATGAAATGGCAACTGCTAAGTTCGATGCATACTGTAGATACTATGGATGGTCATTCGATAAAGATAAAGCATTGAATTTATTAGATAAAATTAAATCTCGAATGAATGAAATAGAAAAAGTTATTGAACCTAAACTTCCAGCTGTCACTCGATTAATTGATAAGCAACCTAAGACACCGAAGTATACTAAGAAAGGTTATTATACTGCAGCTACTGCACGTATGTTAAGTGAATACATAGGTGTTAAAGTTAAACCTGAAGATACATTTAGATGGCCTATAAATGAACCATTCCAAAGAAAAATAACTAAGCCTGCAAACCTAGGTAACTTAGAACAAGTTAAAGAATATCTTTATACAATCGGATGGAAACCTGATGATTGGAAGATGGAAAGATTAGGTAGAGAGTTCATTAAGAAAACACCTAAGCTAACTAAAACTTCTTTAGATAAATTAGGTTGGGATGGATCTGCTATACATCATTGGACAACACTCAGATCCAGACGTGGTGTAGTAGAAGGTTGGATAGAAAACCTAAAGAATAACAGATTGCATGGTAATCTATGGGTAGTAGGTACACCTACATTCAGATGCCGTCATGAAGTTATTGCTAATTTACCTGCAGTAACTGCTGAACTTGGTAAAGAACTTCGTGAATTACTAGTAGCAGAACCTGGAAGAAAGATAGTAGGTGCTGACTCTAGCGGTAATCAATTCAGATCTCTTGCACATTATGCTAAAGATGATAACCTCACTAACCAAATTATGAGTGGAGATATACATCAATATAATGCAGACATCATTGATACTGATAGACGAACTGCAAAGACTTGGATCTATGCATTTCTATTTGGTGCTGGTGCTACTAAACTTGGTAAAGTATTAACAGGTGTTGGTAATATTAAGAGAGGTAAAGAATCTATTGATGCATACGGTAATGCTATACCAGGATTAAAAGCATTAAAAGATAAACTAGTTTCTATGTGGAATGTAACAGACTGTCATAGCTCTAGTCTTGAAGGTTATATTCCTGGTCTTGACGGACGTAAAGTATATACACCTCAAGATTATCAGACACTTAATTATTTACTACAAAGCTGTGAAGCTATTACAACTAAAGCAGCAGTAGCTTATCAAATGCGAAAGATTAAAGAAGAAAATCTTGATGCACAACCTAGACTTTATTATCATGATGAGGTAGCTTGGTCAGCAGCAGATAAAGATGCTAACCGAGTATTAGAAATTCTAATCGAATCATTTGCTGAAGGCCCTAAAGAAATGGGTGTAGATATTATGGCAGGTGAAGGTACAATTGGTAATAACTATGCGGAGGTTCACTAATGATTGTAGATATTAATGTAACAAAAGATTTTATTAATCAACGTGATGCTCGCGCTGAAATATATAATCCTAGGAATAGATCATTCGAACAATTAAAACTTGATATTGAATGTGAAATATTTGAATGGCATATGATTGACAGAGGAACTTGGCAAGATCATATTGACTGGCAAGTTGATGGTGTTGATCAATTATATGGTAATGTAGACGTTAAGTTTATTAAAACCTGGTATAATATTCCATGTAATAAAATGGTTTATTTATTAAAGCAAAGAGATTTAACTGATAACTTTTACTTCTGTGAATGGGAAGATAGACCTCAACGATTATTAGTTGCCGGTGATGTAGTTAAAGTTAATACACTTGGTATACTAGAATACTGGGAACTAATAGATATAATTAAACCTTCTAAATATAACGGATTTTATGCAGATATTCGTAAGCATTTACAGCGTCGTTATATTTTAGAAAGAAAGGAAAAATAAATGAAACCAATTCAAAAGTTTATGTTGGTAGATACTGATTCTATATTCTTTAAGATAGCTTATAAAGCTAAGACTCAAGCTCAATTAAGAAGAAGCTATAATGCTTTTTGTAATACCATGAAAATGGAAGTATCAAATAAAATAATTAATCCTTTTGATGAAAGAGAAAAGCTGGTAGTATTATATGCTGTTAAAGGTAAAGGAAATTATAGAAAAGATTTAAGTCCTGACTATAAATCTAATCGTCCTGAACTTGATAAGAAAATAAGAGACAGCTTAAATTATCTACATAAATATGCTGTATCTAAAGGCGCTATTCAAGCTGATGGTATGGAAGCAGATGATTTAGTTTCTATCTGGGCACATGAAGCATTAGATAATAAAGAAGATTATGTAATCTGTGGTATAGATAAAGATTTATTACAGATACCAGGTCACCACTATAACTATAGTAAAGATACTTGGCAGCTTATTAATGAAGAAGAAGCACTACATAATTTATATATCCAATGTTTAACTGGTGATAATACAGATAATATTCCAGGTCTAAAAGGTATTGGTCCTAAGAAAGCTGAAAAGATATTAGCTGGCGTACCACTATCAAGACAATGGAATAAGATTAAATCAGCTTGGAAAGAACATGGACAAACTGAAAAGCAATTAAATCTTAGTCATAAATTACTGAGAATGCTAACATCATGGAAAGAATATGAAGATATTAAAGCATACATTCAAAGTAAAACCACTGTCAGCAAATCAAATGACGTACAGGAACAAAGCAATAAAGCAGATCAAGTACGTAGAGTATCAGAATGAATTAAGAGATGAACTTCAAGGGGTTGAATGGCCCTTTGAAGATTCAGATCTTCTGGAGTTTGAAATTATTGCTGGTGTATCTAATAGAATGGCAGACCTAGATAATGTAGTTAAGCCACTGTTAGATACATACCAAGGTATCTTTGAAAAGTTTAATGATAATAAAGTTTATCATATCAAATTAGATAAACACATAACAGCTAAAGGTAAAGAATATTTATTTGTTAAAGTAGAAAAATGGATAGACGCTTTACCTTTAACAATAGTAAATGATAAAGACCTACTAGAAAGGACGGTTAATTATGAGTTACAAACAGACAGCATGTCCAAAGTGTGATTCATCAGATGCGTTTACAATTTATGAAGACGGCGCATACTGTTTCTCATGTCAATATTCAACTAAGAAAGTAAATAATATGAATGACTTAGAACCCGTTGTTAAACCTAATAACAACACAACTCTCGATGAAATCCACGAGTTAAATAGCTTTGCAATTACTTCTCGTGGTATAAGTAAACAAGTAGTAGATCACTTCGGAATTAAGATGGCAGTAAATCCTGACGGTTCCGGTGGTTCACACTTCTATCCATATACAAATAAATATGATGGTAAAGTGATTGCATATAAAGAACGTAAGTTACCTAAAAGTTTTGTAACACATGGTAACTTTACTAATATAGAATTGTTCGGTCAAGCAGTAAGTAACGGTGGTAAGACACTTGTTATAACTGAGGGCGAGCTAGATGCTTGTGCAGTGGCACAAAGTTTCTTAGATAAATATAATAAAATATTTCCAGTAGTATCTATACCAAGTGCATCAGGTTGTAAGGTTGTACTTGAACAAAGAGAATGGATTAGAAAGTTTGAATCCGTAATATTATTCTTTGATAAAGATGAAGCTGGTCAAGCAGCAGTACAGAAAGTCGCTAAAATAATTGGTGCTGGTAAAGTTAAAGTAGCAAAGCTATTAGAGAAAGATCCATGTGAACAGCTATTAAAGCATGGCTCTAAAAGTTTACTACAAAGCTATTGGGATGCAGAAACCTGGTCACCTGCTGGTTTAATAGTAGGTGAATCTATATGGGAACAGTTCCAACAGCGACAAAGAACTAAGTCTAGACCTTACCCTAATTGTTTATCAGGTTTAAATGATAAGCTCAAAGGTATAAGACAAGGTGAGATTACTTTGTTTACTAGTGGCACTGGCTCTGGTAAATCTACAATAGTTAAAGAGATTATATTAGATTTACTTAATGATAAACCAGATGCTGATGGAGTTATTGAAGAAAATAAAGTTGGTTTAATATCACTTGAAGAAAGTGTAGGTGATACAGCTGAGAAGTTTATTGAGATGACTCTTAACCAAAGACTAGATCATGAAAGTAATAACTTAACTGATTTAGATTTAAGACAAGGCTTTGAGAAAGTATTCGGTGATGAACGATTAATATTACTGGATCATCAAGGTTCTGTTGGTGACTCAACATTAACAGATAAAATAGAGTATATGTGTTTAATGGGTTGTAAATACCTGGTGTTAGACCATATAACTATAGCAGTATCAGAAGGATCTGAAGGTCTGTCTGGTAACGAAGCAATCGATAAAGTAATGAGTGATCTACTTAAGATTGTTAAGAAACATAATGTATGGTTATGTTTAATATCCCACTTAAGAAAAGCTCCTGGCGGTGGGACATCCTTTGAAGAAGGTAAACTAGCATCTATAGATGATATTAAAGGTAGTGGTTCTATCAAACAAATATCATTTGATATAGTAGCATTTGCTAGAAACCTAGTAGCTGATAACGCAACTGAACGTAATACAATTAAGTTTAGAGTATTAAAATCTAGATTTACTGGTCTTACTGGTTCAGCAGGAGCAGCTATCTATAATAATAAAACGGGGAGACTAACTTCAACTGACGTTTTCGCGGAGATCTAATGGACAAACAACAAAGATACGACGAGTTATATTTAGATATAGCTAAGAGGATCGGTGAGATGTCTCACGATACTGAGCATAAAGTAGGCGCAGTAATTGTTAAAGATAATAATATACTTGCATTCGGATTTAATGGTATGCCATCTGGTATGCCTAATGAATGTAAACATGCTAATGGTAGTACACTACCTGAGGTTATACATGCAGAAGCAAATGCAATATGTAAGTTAGCGAGGAGTGTAGGGAATGCAGAGGGTGCAACATTATATTGTACTCTCTCACCTTGCATGGAATGCGCTAAACTCATAATGCAAAGTGGTATAACTAGAATTATATTTAGTGAAACCTATAAAGATGAAGCAGGTATATTGTTACTACATAATAATAATAAAGAAGTAAAAGGAGTAAAATGGAGGAGCAGCTTGGGTACTTAAAGAAAAAGATTACTAAATCTAAAGCGCATATTGCTTGTAATCTTTTGAAAGAAACTTCATTAGAAGATTTAAAAGCGTACTTAGTATTTACTATGGACACTATCCAACAACACTTTGCTCGCAACAGTATGAGAGGAAACAAATCATACCAAGGTGAAGCTAACCTTACGCACCTGAGCGTAGCAGTTGGCACTCATATCTTAACAGAAATAAAATATTCTAATAAGGATGATGCACCTTGGGATTGGTTTAGACTTCGAGTTATGATGGGAGATTTATTCTTAGAACCTTTCTATCAAACACATCAAATTAATATAGGTAAAACCAGGGATAATACATTTATTCCAGTAGAATCTTTAGACCGTAGTTTAAAGAGAAGCCGCGCGCATTACATAGTAATACCAGAGAAGTGGGACTTACTTGTACCTGAAGGTAGCATGGATTTATTAAAAGGAACTGTCTTTGAAAAGCCTGAACCTATTAATTCTTTAATGCAACCTACTGAAAGACCTGTAATAAAAGGATGGACACATGATAGAAGTAAAGAGTTTAAACCTTACTTAGCAAACAGCTTTATTAAAAGCATGAATGTGTTGCAACAAACTGAATGGAAAGTTAATAACAAGATTAGAAATATTTTAAATCGTAATAGAAATAAAATACTAGATCAGTACAAAGACTTTCCTAAGAAATATAAATCAAAGATAATAGAATTTGATTTAACTATGGCACGATCTAAACTGATAGGTGACAAATCATTTTATCAATATGTAGAAGCAGATTATCGTGGTAGAATATATTATACTACACCATTCCTAAACTTTCAAGGTAACGATTTAGCAAGAGGTCAAATGCTTTTTGCTAAAGGTAAACCTATGACAGACGCAGGATTAAGAAGACTTAAGATTCATATAGCTTGCTGCTATAATGAAACTTATAGTAAAGATAATCTTCCTGAGTGGTTAACAACTGACTATCTTCCTTACTTAAAGGATGAAGAGTTAGATGATATATCTGTAGATAAAATGACGTTAGAAGATCGTGAAGCATGGACTGATAATAATATTGATAAGCTATTAGAGATAGCTGATAAAGAAATTATAAGTCCTGTTGCAGAAAAACCTATTAGCTTGCTAGCTAGTGTATTAGAAATTAAAGATGCATTAGATCAAGAAGAATATATTACTTATCTTCCAATACCAATTGACGGTTCTAATAATGGATGGCAACATCTATGCGCTATGTCTAAAGACAAAGAAGCAGGAGAGTTAGTTGGAATTGTACCACAGGATATACAAAAAGATTTTTATGTACAATGTGCTAAAGATTTAATCAAGAGAGTTCCTGAATGGTTTGAAGAAAGACAAATGTCAATGAAACATATACGTAAAGGTATAGCTAAACGCGGTTCCATGACTCGTGCGTACAGCGCAGGAGCTCAGAAGATCGCAGAGAATATGTATCTTGACTGTCATGTAGAAGGGTACTTAGATAAGTATAATATAACTGAAGAGGACTGTGAGTTACTTGCTAAACATTTAATTAAAGCTATTGATAGTGTTTGTGCAGGTCCACTACAAACAATGAAATTCTTACAGAAGATTGCTGAAGCTGAAATAGCATCAGAGTATTCTAAGAATATCAAACAGAAATCTATAAGATGGACAACACCATCTGGGTTTCCAGTTATATATGAAGCATTCGTTGAGAATGAATTTAAAGAAAAAGCTATCATTAGTTGTAGTCAAAGAAAGGTTAAGCCTATCTTAACTAAAGAAGATGGTAGTAAAGAAGAAACCGATACTATAAGAATCCAACATGTAGGTAAAGAGCCTACAGATAAACCAAAGATAAGATCGTTTATGTCTGGAATCTCACCTAACTTTGTACACTCTATGGATGCCTCTCATATGGCTAGAGTTATAGCTAAATGGGGGGCAGATTTTGGCGCCGTACACGATTCATTTAGTGTACATGCCTGTGATGTAGATGAACTATTAGATCTTATTAAAGAAGAGTTTATATTAATGTATAGTTATTCTAATTTCTTTGAGGTCATTGAGAGAATGATTGTAACAAATCCAGATAACTTTAATTATAACCAACCTAAGCTAGGTAGCTTAGACATTAGAGAGGTAAAGAACAGTGACTACTTCTTCGCATAAGAAAGGAATACTACCTGTAAGATTAGGCTTACAACCTGATACTAAGACAGCACTAAATGAATTAGGAATGGATCCAAATCTTGACAATCAAATGACTGATCAAGAGTTAGACGAATTAATAATTGAAAATGAATACCAAAGAATTATAAACTTCTATACTAAAAAGAATAACTTAGAAGAAGGTATAAAGAGTGCTAACGATTGGAAGAGACAAGCTCTTCAAAAAGTTAAAGACAACTAAAAAAAAATCCCCGAGTTTATCATTGCGATATTCTCGGGGAATTTTTTTTATAATTTAGTAACGGCTAAACAGTTTTGAAAAATCTACATAGTCATAATTAAAATCTAAAAATCTTCTATGAAACAACGGCCACATCTTAAACCCTCTATAGTTATAGTTACATTTTGCTTTCCTCTTTAAGGAGACATTTATAAATTAATATTTTTATTTAATACTCCTTTAGCTATCTGCTCTTTAACCATTTGTATTAAAGCAGTTCTCTTTTCAGCAGTTCTTTTAACTAAGATTTGATTTTGTTTGTCAAGATTTAAACCAATAGGACTTCTTATAATTACATCTATAATTGTTTTCAAATCACGCCCCGTTATATCATCAGCCTCAAGTTTTACATTCTTCTTTCTAATTTGATTAAGAGCTTCTTTAGCATCAATGCCTGCTTGCCTCCATGCTTTCTCTTCCCACTCCTTAATACTAATAGTTTCTGTATAGTTCTTAGTTCTTGCAAACATTTTTTGTAAATCTAATTGATTAGTATTCATAGCTAACATACGGAAAGGACCTTTACCTGTTTTAGCATCCATCCAACTATGAGTTTCTGCTTCTAATTCTGTAAGAGGTGCTCTTCCAAGTATCTCATTCATATTTATTTGAGATAAAGGTTTATCATCAGGTATCTTATTAATTACTTGCTTCCAATTATTATACCAATCGTGTGCTACTTTTTCTACATAATTATGATTAATAATAGAATCAATATGATGCTTATTAGATTCTTCTAGTACTGCATTCATAGAACCTAAGTCTACTAGGAATGCATCAAAGATTGGTAATACAAAAGGCTGAGCGTTTCCTGCTGCAGTTGACTCTTCAATTATTCTATTCCATGAATTACCAGATAAAGTACGTGCTATCATATTAGCATCATAAGGTTGTACTAATGCAGGTAATAATCTACCTGTAGTCCAGCCACCAAATATCCTCATACCTCCTTGATTTCTAGGGGCTGAAGGACTATATGCTTCTCCATAATGTGTTACAGAAGTTTGTTTTGTTCTATGATAAGTGTTATATACAAAGTTCCCTTGCTCATCTGTTTGATATATAGGATTACCTTGATCATCTCTACCTATTCTTATTTTTTCTTTCTTCATAATAGGCTGTCGGTTATCATCATATAATGCTTCAGTAAGATATGTTTGAAACTTTTGAACTGATTCACCACCTAAAATTGCAAGAGCATTACCAGCAGGTGCATCTATAATAATATCTAAGTCTGTTAAAGCTGATGCATACGCATTATTTTTAATTTGTTTACTAGCTTTTATTGTATCTGTATCAAATGTTTTATATATAGAATCTACTAATATAGAATGTAAGAAATCAGAAGCTGAATTGTAGTTACCATCTAATTTTGTTTTAATTAATTCATCTATATCCGGATTAAGAAATATAGTAGTATCTACGTGATCTATTAATGAAGCTATCTCTTGTCCATATCCCATAGTCATCGGAGATTGTTTAAGAAAGTTATCTCTATCCTTAATTGCTAATTCAAGTAGTTCATTATAGGTTTCTTTATCATGACTAACACCTAAAGCACCTGAAACTTCCTCAAGACTTGCCCTCATAACACGTGCCATATGATCTCTAAGATCTCGGAAGTCTGATGATTTAGTCATCTGAGAAAAATCCTGATCCATAAGAACACCGGCTCTCTTAGCAATTCCTGTGCTACCTAAAATCATTGCCATAGTAGAAGGACCATGGGTAATACCATCAGCCTCAAAAATTACAGATGAAGTATGATGAGTATTATTTTTTTTAGCAGCATCATACGCAGCTAAGTCCATAAGATAATCTGCCATAGCTATTGCTTCTTCTTTTTCACCTGCTAATTCTTCTCTTAAGATTTGATCTTTAATAGGATTCTTATCGGATATACTATTAAATATTTGTTTCCTTAACTCACCCATTTTTGTAGGGTCTTGTATACTTTTAAGAAGAGCTAATTGTTCTTTAGCTTGTCTACTATCAAACTTATTTATAAGAGCTTGCAATTCATTTCCCCATCTCACAAACTTTTTATACTGACTATTAGGATCTGTTTCATTAGCAAGATCATTAAATACTTTTATTCTTTCCTCTTTACTTCTTTTAAATCCATGTGTCTTTTTAAATTTCTTTTCAAATAACTTAGCACTAATTCCTTCCTTCCAATTATTATCTAACTTAGAATTATCACCAGGTTTCCATTGATATTTATTTTTTCCACCTACTATAAATCTAATTAACTTATGTGCTTGAGGATTAAATATTGTTTGTTGAGCATGCATTCTACCTGTTAATGCTTGTATAGCAAACGTTAAATGATTAGGTATTGCATTACCCTTAGGATTTGTACTATATCTACCAGCTCCTTCTAATATACTTATAAACTTTTCTCTTTCTAAAGTTAAAATATGACCAGGATCATAAGAGTCTGCTAAGGCTTGAAGGCTTTTAGCTTTTTCAAATTGTTTTCTTGCAACAGCTCTCTTAGCTGCATTATATAATCTAGCTTTTTCAGATTTCATTGCATTGAATGTTGCTTCACCAATACCAAACATATTTGCATAATCATTATTAGTATTTTGAAAATTATATTCACCTGTACTTTGGCTTCTTCCTCCAGCGTTTACTAATCCTAACATCCCAAACATTAAAGCTGTATTTAATCTTCTCTGATCTGTAACCATAGCTACACTGTTCGCATTCTTTCTAGCTTCATTAAGAAGTTTACGGTCTCCTTTTTCTCTACCAGGAATTTGAGTAGTTACATCTTTAGTTCTTGTACGACCTTCAAACATAAACAATCCAGTTTCAGATGGAGCGCTTAATGGTTTTACTTCTTGGTTTTCAAACAATCCCCAATTAGCTCTATGTAATCTAGTTAAAGTATCAATACCGTAATCAGTTAACTCATATTCTGTTTGTGTAAAATCATCATTTACACCTTCACCTGCTAATTCTCTACCTGTTCTTTTAAATATTGTAGGATTAACAGCTGCATAAAATTGTTTAGCCATATTGCCTATATGAGTAAATACTGCTGGACTAATTTGATCATAAGTATCTAAATAAGAATCTGTTTCTAATCCTAAATCATTAGCTTGCTGTCTTTTCCATGCTTGAAATATATCTCTACCTAATCTTTGAGAACCTTTTGAGGCTGTTGTTTTAAGAGACTTAGTACTATACCCTCTTTCATCAGGCTCTGATACTGTAGTATCTGCATCATCAGCTGTAAACATTTGTTCCATTAAAAATGCTTCTGTTGCAAGACTCATTATCTCTTTAAACTTAGGGTCTATAACTAAAGTAGCTTCACCTCTTTTATTAGTTCCTTCTATTCCTGCATCTAATAAATCACTATGAAAGATTATACTAGTAGCATTAGTATTTAAACGAGAGTCTTTAAAAATAGGTGCATCAGGTTGTGATTCTACTTCTTGTCCTTTAGTATCTTCTTTTGTAGATATTTTTCTACCAAACTCTACACCAGCCAATGCTCCTTGTACTTCATCTGCAGCATACTCTTTAGCAGTAGTATCTATTTTAGTAGTTTCATCTGGTAATAATCCTCGTTTCTTAGCTACCTTTATTCTATCAGCTGCAGTTAAAGCAGCATCCCAATTAGGTATTACATTACCAGCTTCATCTTTATAACTACGAGACATTAATGTAGCTAACTGTAAAGGCGATAACTCAGAACCTGGAATAAAGTAAGTAGCCATTTGTCCAGCACGCCAGAAAGCACCTTGTATAGGGTTAGATCTATTTAATCCTGCAATAGCAGTATTATCCGAAGGATCTAAATTACGTTTCTCTGCATCAATTCTTTGTTTAATATCTTCAAAACTATCTGCTCCAAATACTTTACTTATAGGATTAACTTTTTCAATTTCTCTTTGTGCTGCATTAGCTTCTGCTTGTGCTTGCTGCTCAGCTAGCTCTTGCATATTCTCAGGACGTACTGGAGCAGGAGTTAAAGCCGTATTCTCTTGTAAGTTCTGTCTTATTGCTGCGTCTTCTTCTTCTCTTAAATAATCAAAGACATCTTTTTCTTCTGTTGTTTCTCTTGGTGGTACAAAAGTTTCAGTATCAACTGATCCTAAGTTTCTTCTACCAGCTTTAGTTAAATCAGATATTTTTATTCCTTGCTTTTCAAACATTTCTTTACGTCTTTGATCCGCAAGATTCATAGCTTCAGTACCTATACCTTGCCCGACAGTTGTTTGTATTGCCATTAATTATTCTCCACTACTAAAAAAGTTAGTAACTCTATTAGATATTCCTTTATTAAATTGATTAAACGGTCCTATTACAGGCATTGTCTTTAATACTTTATAAAGACCTGGCTCAGTACTTCCTGCTACCATTTGAGTAACACCTGTAGCTGCTCTTGATACATTTGATAATGCTGCAGCTTCACCTGATACTGTATTAAAGAACCACTCTAAATTATTTTTAGAAGATGTTTCGTAAATAGGAAAGAAGAAATCAAGTGGTCTTTCATAAACACCTATCATACCTGATGCTCCTATTCCTCTTTGTATTTTTTCCATACGATCTAAGTAAGGTGTTGGCTTATGATACTTTAATAGATCTTTTAAATACTGTGAAACAAATCCTAATAAAATCATTGAACTCATAACTGCAAAAGCATTATACTTCATTGCAGGTGTACCACGCTTAACATAATCACCCCACATTCTAGGTATTTGATTAGCGGTAAAGGTAGCAATAAAACCTTGGAACTGTGTAAACAATGCTAAGTGTTGGTTCTGATAAAACAATGGTCTGTTAGCAGTACCAGGTAATGCTATTGCTTCATTAACAAAATTGAATCTAGCATGATTCATCATCCTATCAAACTCAGCTCCCCATTCTTCAATGATTTTTATATTAGCTTCGTTATCAGTTCCTATATTTGGAATAATTTTAGGTCCACTCCATAGCTCAACAAGCCTACCAACATTTATTCCTAAGTTACTTAATTGTGATTCAGCTTCTTGTACTTCATTACTTCTAAGACCGGCTGTTCTTCTTTGTCTTAAGATTGTTTCCATATGATTTCTAACAAAATCATCTGCTATAGAAGCTCTTATATTACGTGTATAATCTGTCCACTGCTGCAAACCAATTAATCTAAAATACTTATCTAACAAATATCTTGAAGCATAAGTATTTTCTGTAGCACCTGTAGTTTGTGCAGCACCTACATCCCAATCAAAGAAGCCAAGATCTTTTAGATCCTGCTGTCTATTTTCTTTTTCAATACGTTGCTGAGTAGAACTTAATCTAGGATTCATTATAGTAGACCAAGCAGCTTGAGCAAATTCTTTAGCAGAACCTTTAAAAGTTTTTTGAATTTGTTCAGGACTTAATGCTCTCATCGTCATCATGTATTCTACAAAAGAAGATACAGTTGCTAAAGGTAAACCTGCGACTGTAGTCCATACTAATAAGTTCTTTTGTATCTTAGCCCAAGTTTCATTTTGAATTCTTTTATAGTTTCCTGATTCAGCATCTAAGTAATCTTGAATAGCAACAGCTATCCTATTAACTTTGCCTTCATCCATTCCTTCATCTATAGCCTGCTGTAAGTATTCATTAATGACTTCACCATTATCTCCTACAAACTTTTGATATGCAATAAATCTTGTTGCAGACTTAGCTGAGTTAGATACATTTATAAATGCATCAGTCTCCATAAACGCATCAAAGTTTTTATCATCAGATAGATTTAGCTTTCTTCCTTTATGACTACCAGGTTTTTGTTTACCTCTTGCCACTTGAAATAAACTAGAACCATCAACAACATCTCTATTATTTAAAATATTATTTGTTATATCAGTTGCTTCTTTTACAGATAACTTTTTATGTTTTACTAAAGCATTTATAAATTCATTTTTCTTTTTTTCAATAGCAACTTTATCAAATGCTTTATATCTTAAAATATAATTTTCAATACGTCCTACATCCCACTTTTTACCAGCAGCTTCTCTTGCTTTTTTCTGATCATCCCAAAGCATATCACCTAATCTCGCAGCATTCATAGCATATACTTCTAGCCACTTTCTATGCTTTCTAATATTCTTTGGTGCATTCTTCCAGTTAAATTTAGGATTAAGTGAATGAGTAATAGTACCATCTTTATTTCTTACTGCTTTAATTATCTTTCTTTTACCAACCCAATTCGCAAAATCATTTATAATTTTAGATAACTCTACTTGATTTATAGTACCAAAGCCTGCAGCTTTTGCAATCTCTGCTGGAGACTGCATTATATTTCTATACTTAGCTAATGTAAGATGTTTAAATTCTTCAAAGGTTTCACCTGAATATATTCTATGTAAGAAACCATTAAAGAAAGAACCTAGCTTTCTCATAGCTTTAGACTCATGCGCAGCAGGCCAGAAGATAAAAGGCATAGCACCTTTAACTAATGATGGAATAGCTTTCACAGCATCCACTACTCTTTCTCCAGCTGTTCTATTTGCAAAATCTCTTTTACCTGCATCTACTCTATCAGAATACTCTGGAGTTTTTTGTTTTGTTTTAGTTTTCTTCTTTCTTTTATTTTGTTCTTTAATATTTTGTTCTTGTAAATCATCAATGCTAAGCTGAGTACCTTGCATAGTAGTAACTGTAGATTTACCATCAGCACTTTTACTTTTAACTTCTTGCTTATTTACCTCAGCTTCTTTTCTCCATTGCTCTTCTTGATGAAGTCTAGCAGCTTCTTCAGGTGCTTTCCTTACAGCTACATCTGTCCAAGCAGCAGCATCAATTGCAGTTCCTGGTGCAGAAAATCCAGCACCTAAAGTACCACCAGCAATTGCAGCATTTGTTAAACGATCTACTAACTGAACAGCATCAAATTGTTTATCACTACCAAAAACTGCAGCAAGATAACCTGTAAGTTCTTGCCCTACTTCTGTTGAGGATTCTATTCCAAAACCAAGAATACCTCTAGTAGTTAAAGCTCTTAATATATTTCTAGCTTTTAATTGTTCCTTAGCTATTCTTGCAGCATCATCTAAATATCTAACAGCTTCCATTCTACCTAATTTATTTAATACAATTCTTGCACCATCTTTTGTTAGCTTAGGTGTTAATTGTTTACCTTTTAAACCTGATAATCTTTCAGCTCTTCTTATATCTACATTTTCTTTAAGCATTGCTTTTATTATTTGCTGTCGAGTTTCTGCTTTAAGTAGAGTACCTGTAGTTCCACCTACTCCTATCAAACCTTTAATACCTAATCTATCAAGTACAGCCATAGTTATACCAGCAGCTGCTGCTAACGTTGCGCTTTTATTATCGCCTTCCATTTCATTCCAAGTTTGTCCAGCATACATAGATACAGGAGCTAGCATACTTAAACCTACTCCTGACATAGCTCCAATTCCTGTAGCAGCTACTAAAGAAGTACCACCTGTTACTGGTGCTAGCATAGTACCTGCAAATGTAACACCCATATAAGGAAGAGAGACAGCTCCCATGTTTCCTACGTATTCAAAGAAACCACTTATACCACCTACGTCCCATTGATTTCCTATAACATTACCAGCATCATCTAGCTTAGGCTTAAGCAAATTCATTTTTAAATCAGGTTTATTTTTAAGATAATCACGCTGTCTTTTAACACCGTCTTCTCCAATAGATTCTAACCAATTGAATCCAGTCTTCTCACCAATCATATCAACAGCACCGAACATACCTTCAATAGCACCTGTCCAACCTATATCAAATCCTTCAGTCCAAGGATGAAGTGCTTGGTTATCAATTGTTCTATCAGTATGTCTTATCTGTACTAACAGATTACTATAATCTTTAGCTGCTCTTTTTCTAATAGCAAATGCTTCTAATGATTCTCCTGGCTGTCGCTCTGAATTAAGAGCTGCAAGTTCCTGTTCATTTAGTGCTACCTTCTTAGCGCGTAACTCATGAAGTCTTTCAGCTTTAGTAGCTTCTGTTATAGCTATCTTAGCTTTTTGAAACTCATTTAATTCAAGATCATTATATGGATCAAGACCTGGATCTTGTAAAGCATTACCCCATAAGCGCGCATCAATCTCAGCTTTAGAACTATACTTACCTAAGTCACCAATACCATATGTACTTAAAGACTCAACAAGATCTCTTCCCCTAGAATCTTTTATTCTAACTAACTGTCGAGTACCAGTAGCATCCATCATTGGTGTACCATCTGGATTTGTAAGATACTCTATCTTATTATATCCTAGCTTGTTAGCTATTCCTTCAATTTGTTTAGCAGCTTCCCATCCACCTGCTTCTGCTTCTTTAAGACTTCCATCTTTTTGAGCATGTAAAATCTCTGGTGCAGATAGTCCCTGTATTCTAAGAAAATTTCCTTGAGAATCAGTAACTGTATCTGCATCAAGGAAAGTGAAACTCTTGTATTCTTCACTTCCTTCTACAGGAGTAGGGCGTTTAAGTCTATCTAAACTAATACTTTCCATATTAACTCCTAGTCTTTACCATATGTATTTAAAGTAAAATCACCGCTATGCCTTTTAGCTTTATGTTCTTTCATCCATTCGTATAATAAGTTATCTACGAATAAAGCAAAAGGAGTCCAGTTAGCTTCATTAGCATCATCAGCAGCAAGCTCTTTAAATACTTCAGGCCATGGTGTACCATCATCTTTTTTACCTTTTTGATATTCTTCCCAAGCAGAATTATAAAAGATAGTAGGCGATCCAAAATTTTCTTTAATCTTTTTATTTAAAGCAGCTGCTTCACTAGTATCTAATTCATAGTCACCATCTTGTAATAACTTAGGAATATTTGCAGTTTGCTCATCAATAGTTACACGATCAAGATAAGGTATTATTGTATTAGGTTTATCAACACCAGATTCTCTAGCTTCTTTAGTAGCTAATATCATAGCTTGTTGTAGGAAACTACCTATCTTTTCAGGTTGTACTCCTTTATCTATTGCCCAATCATAAACTGCATCTTTATCTATTGCAGGCATAATATCAGTATGATATTTATTTTCATAAATATTTTTATCAGGATCTCTAGCTTGGCTTATATCATATTGATCTAAGAGTGCTCTTAATTGTTCTTCAATATCATCTCTATATTTCTTAGCTTCCGCCTTAAATTCAGTAGTACCTGGAACACTCTTAGGATCCTGATGCCAGCCTTCTTCTACTTCAGACTTACCGTCTTTATCCCAAGACCAATAGATATGATCATCACCTGAACCATCTTTAATCTTAAACTTGTAAGCCATTCTAGCTTTACCATCTTTATTATACCACTTTGATTGTTCTCCTTGAGATCTAGGTACTGAACCAATTGGAATAAGATGTGCTGGATCTCTAGTCTTCTTAAACTTAGATAGAGATTTCTTATCATACTTACTAGCATTAGCAAGAAGCCATTTGTCATAAGCTGCATTCTTAGCATCAACTCTTTTAAGATACTGCTTTGCAACATAACCAATACTTTCACCATGCTCATAACCTAAAGCTCTTGAACCTAAGTATACTGCTATTGCTCTACCTAATTCTTTGCTATCAAAAATATCACCGAATAAAAATCCAAGAGTACCCTTAAGCATTTCTTCTGCTTTACCCCATTTATTAGGATCATTACTTTCCGATTCCATAAGAGCTCCGCCAGTTTTAGAACTAAGCTTTGCACTTATCTCATCTTCTTTTTTATTATCAATATGATTATTCTTAACAACTTCTTTTAGTTGCTTCTCACCTGCATTTAAATCAGTAGTTAACTGAGATAGTTCTGTTTCTTTATATTGAGCATTAAGAATATCTAACTGCTCTTGAGCACGTTCTTTTTCAGATTGAGTTATTGATTCTGAATTTATATACTTTTCTAAGTCTACTATTTTATTTAGCAACTCAGCATCTTTATGTAACTTTTTATTATCAGCATTTCTTTTTTCACTAGATCGAATACTTGCCTCTGCTTTTTTATGATAGTCACGGCGTTCTTCCCATTTAGTAATATTTTCTCTTAACTCATTAATCTTTGGATCATTAGGATTTTTCTTTCGCAATTTATCAATTTGATTTAAGGCTTTAGTTATTGAAGTTTGATATTTTTTAGCATCAAAATGATGGTTATAAGCTGAAGTCTCATCTCTCCATATTGAAGTATCAATAGGCACTACATCTTCTGCAGTTGTAGGTCCTGCTCCTTCATGCTTATCTGTAAAAGTAGGAATACCTTCCATACCTACTTGCTCATCAGGTCTGTAATCTGGAAAAGGAAATGGTATGCTATAAGCAGGTGAACCTTCTAATTCTTTTTTAACCATTTGATCATATGCATTATCAAAAGGTTTTGTATCAGAAAAAGCGTACCCTTCAAAAGGATTTGGCATATCACCTGGTACGCTTGTCATAGAAGTGCTATCATATTGTTGGCCTAAGTTACTAAGTTCATCATTAGGATCCATAGCAAATTCATTAGAAACTGGAACTTTATTCATAGCATTTGTAGTAAAATCATCTTGGCCTGTTGTTAAATCCGGTGGAGGATTAAGTTTATCAGGATCAGCATTCCAATCTGATACAGGAATATTAGGAATATCAGGAGGCATAGGACCTGCTCCTGGATGTCTATCAGAATATTCTACAGGTCCAAGCATATCCTGAGTTTCTTCTATAGCTCCCATAATATCTTCTTCAAATCCTCTAGGTTCACTGCCACGCTTAGGTGAATATACATTATCTACACCATATCTACCTTTAGGCATATCATCTATTGTACCAAATGGTAAATTAGTTACAGGTAAATTAAGTGGAGGTGTAATTTTATTAGGATCAGCATTCCAATCTGATACTGGAATGTTAGCAGCTGGTGGCATATCATAAGGTACATGACCTAAGTCATCACCATCTCCTCCACCTGCACCTGATTTATATATAAGATTCTCTGCTTGAGGAATTACATATTGATTTAAATAATCTTCAAGCTCATTATCCTGTAAGTCAGCAAAATAACGTGGAACCTTTTGTCCCATCCATGCATGGACTACTCCACCATCTTGCATTCCTCTTTTCTTTAAAGGTTTATCATAATTAAATACTTCAGGTTTAGGTTTAGAAACAGGAAGCTCTGGTATAATCATTTCAGTATGTGGAACTCCACCAGCTTCATTTATATTCGCGGCATTATCAATTGCTTGCACATTATCATTAGCACTGTTACGCTTAAAAATATCGAGCACGGATCTCCATCCATCTTGTGCTGCTTTAAATGGGCTGGGCATATTAGTAGGTATCTCAACCCCTGTAGGTTTAGAAACTGGTAACATAGATTCAGGAAAGTTTTTAAGTGTTACAGTCCCATCTTTATTTTTAACTTCTGTTCCATACATTGTTGCATTTTTATCTCCAGATAAAACTTTAAATGGATAGTCTCTTGCCTCTTTTGTTATCCCACCCCATAAACCATCGCTTTTAGAATCTAAACCCATTCCTCTAAAAGTTTTAGTTCCATCTGAATTTAAAATATTTTTTCCATAATCTTTAGATCTAGGATCATTATCCCATTTACCTGTTATCATTTCACGAGTTTTTCCAGGTCCTTGATTATAAGCTCTAAGCACTTGTTCAGGTGTCCAATCAGGATTAGCATTTTGTATACCTTTTAAATATTCAACAGTTTTTTCACGCATTACTTCTTCAGTTACTTCTCTAGGATCAAAGCCTTCTATACCATATCCAGGATTTGCAGCAGATTTAATTGTCCATTGATACTTACCGTAAGCTCCTCCCTCTGACATGCGAAGACCTGTGTGATCATAACCATACTGACCTTTTTTACTATCATCTCTATGTATATTATCTGATTCTATATAAGCAAGGTTAGCTATTAAGTCTCCTGTAATCCAAGAAGTATCTGCTGCCTTTTTTCCGTCTTTAGCATACATAGGAATTTGATTAACTTCGCTAGGACTCACATTACCATCTTGAATCTCTCTACCTATATCATTCATTTGTTTAATCTGTGGTCCGAATAAATCAGTAGCTTCTTTATTAACAACAAATTCCCCAGGAGTTAGCCAAGCCGGTACAGTATCAGATCCCTTTGGTTCTCCTGGATGATTCTCAGCTAATCCTCCAACAGCTTCATACTGAGGAATCATAGAAGTCATAGGAGGAACTTCCATATTATTTTCACCAGTATCTATTTCCAAAGATCTCATATTCCCGTAGCGATCTTTATGAGTAGTCTTATATTTCATACTAAACTCCTAGCTTTTATATTCAATAGTCTCTTTCTTTTCTATCTTAGTTGATTGAGGTTTACTTGTAGCTTCTCCACCTTGATTCTTATAGCTTGGTTTAAATTCTTTATCATCTTTAATCCATCTCTCATCACTGAGAGGTCCATGAAGCATTGACATATGATGAACACTTCCAGGTCTATAGCCACCTTGAAAAGTATAATCTTGTAAAACATTTGGATCTACATAGTTCATAGCATTACTATTCCAATCTCCAATTTTACGTTTTAATCGATCCATTTGATGAGCAACTGGTATTGTGCCAGTCATAAAAAGCTTTTCCCACATAGGTGCTTCAGTATTCCAAACGTTGCTAGCTGCCATTTTATAATAGTCTTGCCATGCTGGCCATTCTTTATACATATTCTTTGAACGATGACTCATCTCATCTTCTTGGTATCCACCACGCTCTTTATACTGTGGTAATAAACCAGATAAAGGTCCTTTAAATTTTCCCATATCCATATTTAATAATCCTCCCATATTTGCATGAACTGCTCCACCTTTATTCCAAAACTTAAGGGCTTTACCTACAATCCCTGCGCCTATCATCCAAGGTAATGCCATAGGTGCAGCGGCTCCTAGCTTAGCCATTACACCTGGAGCTGCATTAGTTATTACACCTTGACCTGCAGCAGCCTTCCCTGCTAATCCTGGTCCAGCTGGTGGCATAGCTAATCCACCCCACCAATTTTTAAGTGCTGTAGCTCCTTTATCCCAACCAGCATCTGCAATTTTTCCTAAAGCACTGTTAGCAACTGTACTACCTGCTTGTTGTAAAGCACTAGGTTCAACTGGTTTTTTATTTGGTGTAAAGGGTATATCATATCTTGGAGGGCTGCCCATACCTGCCGCATGTAATTGTTTTAATTCTTCTAATCTTTTTTCTTCAGCTGCAGATCCATGTGTAGTTTTAATCATACTATTTACCTCCGCCACCAGTTGTAGTTTGAGTTTGAGTTTGTGGTGCAGAACCTAAATAACCAAAGTATCTTGAAGCCTGCGTATGTGGTGCATCTAATAAAGCCTGCTGATACCCTTGTCTAGCACTACCAACATCGCCAAGTGCCTTAGCACCACTTGCTATATCTCGCTGTCGCTGCTGTTGATATTGCATAGACTTATCACCAACTGCACTAGCCATCATCTTCTGTGCTCTAGCTGATCCACCATAACCACCAAGTGCTGCTTGTCCAGCTGCTGAACCTACTACATTTTGTATGTCACGATTCATAGCATTCGTATAATCAAATGCTCCTCCACCTGTTATAGCATCTTGACCTAATTGTTCTTGTGTATTAAGTGCTGAAGTTTGTGCAGGATCTAATGCTGCTACTGTTTTACTTGGATCATCTACAGATGCTTCATATGTATCTGTAACATCTGATAAAACTCTTTCTAAATACGGCTTAAATTCCGCATCAATACCACTTGAAACTGTGGTTGTTTGTGGTGATCGTCTTCCTCCACCCATATCTATTCTCCTATGATGCCTCTTATCGAAGCACTTATTTGACAATTATATCTACGTTTTAATACTTTCCCATATTTAAACGAATCACTTTCTCCTCGTGCTGAGTCTGCCCTCCAGTGTTTACCACCGTGTTTTTTAGTATGCTCTATCATAGCATCAAATAATCTGTATACTACAAAAGCATTATTTTTATTTTCTAAATTTACAATACAATCTTTAACATCCATTACATATCTATTATCATAATGGTTTACATAAGATGTTGCTGTTAAGAATCCCACTATATTATGTTCAGTGAAATCACCAATAGCTAAATAGTGTGGATTTGTTTTTTGTTGTTCTACTATATCTAAGAAGTATCTCATCCATGATGCTTCATTATATTCAAAACCAAAGAAGTCACCATTATTAATTGTGTATCTTCTCATAAGTTGTATAGCGTCAAATGTATCGTTATCCTCTATTAATCTAATCAATTACTTTGGCTCCTCAGGGAATTCAATAACATCTGGATCTGTTATATCTTTAGTTATGTCCCTTAATTTTTGTCTGTATATTTTCCATTCTTCTTTATTACCTTTATGTACACTATCAGATAGTTGTGTATAATCTGATTCGGCTAATAATAAATTTCTTTTAGTTCTTATTTTTGAAAATTTAGTTTTACTACTTTCTACAAAAGTTTTATTAGCTGAATTATATTCTAATCCAATTTCA